CCTTTTGCAATACCTTCACCAAGTGCTTTGCCTAACTCTTTTATTTTTTCTTCATTTTTCTTTAATTCGGCTCCTAATTCACTGGTTTGTCCTACAAGTTCATCAAAAAATGCTCCAGAAACTGCTTCTTGAAACTTTCTATATGAGTCACCAATCATTGATAACTGTCCAGCCAATGTTTTAGCAAAGTCAGCCGATGCATTAGCAAATCTTCCACCCTTACCAAATGCTACTCTAAATACTTCTTGTGATTCTTCAATTGAATATTTTACACCGTCCTTAAAGCCCAACATCGCTTTAACACCTTTATCCCTGAATAAATCAGCCGCATTTATTCCCGCAGAGAAGGTACGTTGTATTTGTTCGGAGGCGGTTTTAAAGTCTAATCCTGATATAGCCGCTACGTTACCAGTAATCTCCATTATTTCTGCTAACCCTTTAGCATCACCAGCTACGGTAGCCAGGTTACCCGACCCTGCCGCAATTTGATCTAGAGAGAATGGAACTGTCGCCGCATATTTGTTTAATTCTTGAAATGCTTTAGAACCTTCTTCAGCACTACCAAACAAATATTTGAATCTTAAATTTAATGATTCAACTTCGTGACCTACTTTAATAAAAGATTTAATAATTTTAACTGCACCAACAGCCGCCATGGCTCCCATTGCAAGTTTGGCCGCTGAACCTAAACTAAAAGTACTTTTACTAAGTTTATTAACACTATTATTAAGTCTTCCAAGTGCTTTTTCGTTTTTAGTTTGTACGTCAATTAATAATCGTTGTTTGGCATCAGCCATTATCTATGTTTCCTCCTAGGCCGTTGTGGTTGTGTTATTTGTTGTTGTCCCATAGTTTTTTTACTTGCATTATGCTCATACAACATATAGCCAGCCCACAATTCAATTTCCAGTGTCGTCATTTGCAATATTTCCTCGACAGACTTATGCAATCTGTCTGCCAGCATCATTACAAACCTTAACTCCGCACTGGATTCTATTTTTTTGCTAAATCTACCTGTGTTGCAGTCAGTTTAGCATTATTAATAGCACCCGCGATCTTAACTATTAAAGTTGGATCGGCTTCATTCATCAATTTAATTCTATCAGCATCTTGAAATAAAGGTTTATTATCTTTATCTCTTGCTTTTTGAATAATACTCTCTACTAAGGCTTCAATTGTAAGTCCCTGTGATTGCAAAGAAATTATTTTGCTTTCAATTGTTAATGGATAAGTTGTTCTGAAATAAATGTCAGTGTCCAACTCTTCCACGTGAAGTTTTTCTAAACCCCCGCCTATTGATGATTGATAGTGTTTTGCTATCTTATCTGTTATACTCATTCATATCTCCTTATTTTATTGTTGTCCTTATACTTGGTCCGACTACACCCCCAGGTGCTTGACTACTTCTACCGTGTTCTAAAGCATGGCCATATGGTTGTCGATTAGATATTTTATATCTTTTCTTACTTCCAGTTATTCTCCAACTTCTTTGAAACAGGCCTGAACGTACAGGTGATATTTGTCTGACCGCATTAAGCAAGGCCGCACTAATAGATCCCACTGTTTTATTAACATTGTCATCTACTTTTTTAATAAGTGCTCTTGCATTAAAGCTAACCTTCATTTGATGTTATCTCCTTACAGGTCAGCTTTTGTTATTGCACCTGTGAACTGCACTGCCACTTCTGAAGTAACTGCTCCATCCAATCCTGTATCTATAGAATGTGATGTTACAATAACTTCTCCTGATAATTTAATACCAGTACCTTGTCCTGATGGGTATAGTTCTAATGTTGCCGCCGCTGACCCTGGTCCAGAATATAATGCTAATTGTGCCGAATCATCATCTCTCCAAAGTAGGCTTAAAGTTCCAGTAGCACTTGTTAACCCTGGTAGGTAAGTTCTTGCGGAACTCCCTAAAACAGTAGTTTCATAAGCATCGCCAGTATTACTAATACCAAATGCAGTAATTGAAGCTACCAATGTTACAGATCCACCAACGTCGAATTTAGCGACGCCACTATGTCCCGAATAAACGGCTGTATTTGTTGCCATTTTATTTCTCCTCTTTATTGTTATTAATTACATCAGCTTCAGCTTTGAGTATTTTAATTCTCCGTCTCTGTCGCCAATGTGGTTTAGTTTGGATTTCTTTCTGTGGCTTTTCAGTCACAACAGGTTTTTTAAATTTCCAGCCTGATCTTAAATGGTCTTGAACTTGTGGGTTCTCAACTATTTTAGAATTCCCTTGTTTATCATACATTTGTATCGCCATTATGCATTACCTCTTTTATATACATACGTAACTGTAAGTGTTAAATTAACTTGCCCAATTGGAGCAACTCTTTCAATTACTTCTATATTTGTTATATTTGAATTTACGTAATGTGTAACTGTATTATCTACTGTTATATTACGATCTCTGCCTTCGTCCTCAAGTTGTTCTTCCACTCTCTCGATTACATTATTACGAATTGTATCTAATTGTGTGCCCCTAACAAAACAACGTAGTTCAACTTCTAATGTACCTTGTCTTTCAGCTAAACTAATATCTTCTCTTTCTTCTTTGCCACTAACAACTAAAATAGCAGGAAATTGTGTAATTGCTAATTTGTCAAATTCAAAAAACTCTCTTGTAACCAAAGCGGGTGCTGGGTTACTCATATTTTGTAATTGTTCAACAATATCTTTCGCTATGTTTTCTCTAGCACTCATATCTTGTTTATCTTACGAGTCGATTGAAGTGTGTAGGTTTTTTCTCTGATGATGTAATGTCCCCACTGCTATCGTAATCGTATTTGACTCCTAATCTTAAAATTTTATCAAATTCTGTTTTGTATTCTTGTCTATAATAAGCCATTTTTTCTCTGAATACATCGCCGTTAGGATCAAACGTAGATAAGCGTGGATACACATAATAGCCTAATACATGATAGACTGCCGCTCTTGTCCATTGGCTGTCTTGTAATAAGCTGTCTTCCATTTCTGCAATGGAACCTGTAGAAATATCATATCGTCCATAACCTGCTCTAGGCCACCATTCGATTTCAATATCTCTTTTTATATCTGCTGTGCTTAATGCATGGAGATCCGAAAAATCTTGGATTCCATAATTTTTTATGTCTGGTTCGTACTGTTCTAAGTCCGAATCTGCTGAGTAGTTAGCCACTTATAGTCCTCCTTATTAAGTGATGTGCAAGTCCTTCTTGCTAAACTTATTTATTGGATGTTATTAATAGTTAAGCAGTAATAAAAAAAAGCCCCATATTTCTACAGGGCTTTTTAATGTATTTGAGCAAAAGGTTATCCCTTTCTTAGTTGTTAAAACTACTCAATAGTTGAATCGAAGTGACCTCTGATCCCTGCACCGTCGTATAATTCGCCAGTACCGTAGATAGCAGATCCTACAATATCAAAACCTCTTAACGTAGCTTCACGCTGTGTTTCTATTTTGATATTTTGCATTATAGCAAGTCCAATTGCATCCTTATGAAAAATACCGCAACCGTAGTCACCAGTAGTTGAACCATCTGCAGAATTAACTAGAGATGATTGGTATACTGGAACTCCGCCGATAGTTCCCATTAGACCGTTTTTCATTGCATCGTTACCTACTTGAGAAGCCGGAGCCGCAAAAGTTGATGTGATTGTTGATGCAACGTCATACGCCACGTTAGGGTGTAGAACGATTGCACAATCACTTGATGTGTCGTAACCGTTTGATCTTAATGTAGCAATTGCTTGAAAAAGTAAAGCCGCTGTTGCAGTTGAACCTGCCCCACCGCCTGCCGTTCCAACTTGGCTTGAAAACGTATTAAACGCCGCCATTATGTCAGAATCTTGTTTTCTTGCGATTGCTTGTCCAAACAACCTTCCAATATCTGCAACAACATTAGATGCTGATGCTTTAATTGAAAGATCTGAAACAGTTGCTCTTAAACCAACTTCTGATACTGTAAAAGTAACGCCGCTAGTTGAGACCGCTGTTGCAGTTGGAGCAGTAGCTTCTGTTAAAGCCGCCGCTGTTTGGTTTGGATATATGGGAACAGTTACAGTTGTACCTGTACCTGGAGCCATAGTGTAGTTTCTTACTAAACCTCTCATTAGAGATTTTTCAGATGCAACAAATAATGCTTCTGCTGTTATTGCCGGCAAAAGGTCATCAAGTGTTGATGTGTTTGTTAGAGCCATTGTATTGGTTCTCCTTGTTTATTGTTGTTAATTAACTATACCTTGTTTTTTTCTATACTCGGCATAGATTGCTCTATCTTCAGGCTTATCCATGTCTAAAGATGTTATATCAACAGGTTGGAGACCTTGTGTTTGTGTGTTTGATTTGGAACCCGAGCCGCTGGGGCCTGCACTTAAATGGTGCGGGTTACTATCTAAGAATTCTTTAACCAAATTATCAACCGTTAATAATTCTCCAGATTCAGCATAACGTGGAGTTCCATTCTTATCCACAACTTCAACATCTCCAGCTTCATTCAATCTAACTTGGCTTTTTATCAACTGCGATATTTGTGCAGGCGAAATGGCTTTGTATTTGGCTGAGGATGAAATAATAGCATCATCAACTTTAATTGAATTTAACTGATTGTGTAATTGATTAATTCTTTGGTCTTTCTTTTCAGCAGTGTCCTTTAGAATCTTTTCAAATTCACCTCGTTTTTTCTGTTCTTCAAGGATACTATCTTCTTCCTTTTGTAACAAATCACGATACTTGTTAACATCTACTCCAGCGTATTTTTTTAACACACTTGCTTCTGTTTTTTTACGTACAGATGCCATTGCATCATTAAACTCGTCTTGAGTAAAAGTTTTCGGTGTTGATACCTCTTCTTGAGATTGGTTGTTAGTTTGGCTATATTGCTTACTAACTTTAGAGTCGTCTACTTTGTTCTCAATGGTCTGCGTAGCTTGGACTTCTGGATTGTTTGACTGTTCCATTTTCAGTTCCTCCTGTTGTTTGAGTTATTGTTATTTATTATTATATTTAAGTCGTTATGTATGTACGATAACATTATTGAATTTTTTTTAATCTTTTTGGATCTATAGAATACAAAGTTAGTAATTCAAGTTTTCTTCTGTGGACTAACCCTTTTATTTTTTGTAAAACTTTTCTTGCCCTAAACGCACTCTGTTGTGACTGCCAATCAATGGTTCTTCTGTTTAATTCAATGTAATCTTTAAAAGCATTTTCTAATGCTATGCTTACAGAAGTTTCAATTGCGGCACCGCCTAGTTTTCCTTTATATGGCATTTATAAATCCTCAACACATTGTCCTTGAAACTAAGTTATGGCTTTTTTATATTCTCTTTCTAATCTATAAGGATGACTATGTGAATATTTTATTCTATCAAATAATTCATAAGGATCATAAAATTCTGTGTCTTGTAAATCAAATGTTGTTGCGCCTTTATCAAAAGTCATCCCATTTATTTTGGAATCCTAAAACAGATACCTATATCTTTTACTGATTTCCAATTTAGACTTGTTGGCCATGGCCAGGGTCTACCTCATTAATCATTTAAAAAGTATCCTCTATCCATCTATGTATTATATAACACAGATATACCATTAAAAATACAAATAGAAACAAGTTAATCATATTATTTCTTTATTATTCT